AGATTTTAAAGTCTCCGTGTTTAGGGCAGGTGACAGTTATCTTATCGGCTGCGGTTGTATAGATTAACTTATCGTAACTATAAAAGCTTGAGTGTTTTTCATTTGCCCTTTCTATAAACTCTTGTCGCGTATATCTTTTCGCTTCCCCAACTCTCTCACCCCCACATTGGGGGCAACCATCTCCATCCAAATGCCCCATAGCAGATTGTAGAAAATCTCCATGTTTAAGGCAAGTAATCTTACTTTTAGAGCCATAAAGAGTATATTCAAACCTATCGTAGCTATAAGTATTTCCGTGTATTTCTCTAGCCTTGTTTATAAAGTACAGGTTTTTATTGGTAGCACTTCTAAACGACGGGGAAGCTCCTCTTAGTATTGAGGCTGGCAACATTTCATGTAATCCATACTTATCTTTTAATGTTATTGGGCTATAAAGTCCTTTGCAATTAGACAAGAATTTATAGGGGAAGTTAGGGAATTTATTATATAAGCGTTTTAAAAATTCTTCGTGACTAACCCTACGTTTAGCTGCTGTCGCTTCGCAACCGCATTTATTACAACCCTCTCCCTGCATATGACCACTAGGCATCTGCTCAAATAAACCGTGAATCGGACAAATTATTTTTACGGGAAAGGTACTAGATATGTACTCAGACAAAGAGTAGTCATATTTGTTACTATGACTTTTATTAGACCTCTCAATAAATGATGTGGTTGTTACTTTTGGCATATTGGCAGTATTAGTTTTAGTAGCCTAGTTATACTAACATACAAATACGTCAGCATGATTTTACCAAACCTCATGAGCTTAATGCCCCAGAAGCCTCAACCTGAACAAGAACCTCCTTACTAAGCGCTTGGCTCCGTATCGTAGGGATATGGCTTCTTTTACAAAAACCTCTGAAGTTGTTTTCATACTTAGTGACATCCTGCCCATGAACGGGAAATTTTGAACTCAAAACCAAGATTGACTCTTAATTTTAAAGTTGATACTGATTTTGCAAGAGACTCAGTAATAGTTCTGGATATTACGCTAGGCATTGCCACGTAATAGCCACGTTTGCCTTTAGAGATAGGACTGATTTGCTCGCCTTGCCAAGAAGATACAAACTCTTCTGCAAGTTCTTTTGTTTCAAAATTACGAATTTCAACCATATTTTTAGTAATAGCAAGTTGGACTTCATCGTGCATTTCTATCATTGGACAGATTTCAGGCTTATTAACAAATGGGTCTGTGCAATACCCCTGCTCTTCAAAACTCTGCATCATGAATACAGTAGCATACTTAACAGAGATAACACCACCACTTTGAAATAAGGCATTCAACAATGAATGTTTGCTTCGAGTCATAATTTTTCGCTTGTCCAAACCGAGAATATGTTGCTTTCCAGACTTCTCCCAGTAAGCCTCTAATTTTTCTTTCAATGCCTTCAATGCTGGCATACCATTCCAGAAATCGTTATAGAGTTGTTGCGCTTTTTTCAAGCTAATTGATAGCATCTTTGCAAGTTTAGCTGGTTGCGCTCCGTATAGGCAAGCATAGCTAAAACTTTTAGCATCATCTCTACTAATTCCTAACTTCTTAGCGTTCAAAGAATGCAAATCATTTGGTTTTGCAGCTACCATTGCTTGAGCTAGTTCTTCTCCTCCTTGAAACGGTATTACATAGTGTCCAGATATACAATTTTCGAGGGAGTTTATATCGAAACCACCTTCCCAAAACTCGCTACCAGAGCCAAACAAGCCTCTAATAACTTCACCGTAAACACTTGATACTCTAGGTATATTGCAAACACCAATATGTTTGTATCGCGTTGTATTGCAGCCTATAGTAATGCAAGGGGTTGGTATTCTGCCATCTACCTCACGGAACTGAGCTAAGTATCCAGACGGAGGGCTTTCTTCATCGAAATCAAAATCCTCGGAGATGCCCCCCGCTATCGAATTTTTACGATGCTTATATGTCAAGTACAAAGCAAAATCTCCAGCAAAAGAAACAGCAGAACCCAACTTAGTTAAATTGGGGCAAAGCTCTTTTTCAACCCCTAAGCGCACCATCGGGCTTGTTGGGACTAAAACTGGTTTGTTTGATTTTATTTTCTCAGCCAGCACAGAAAAAAGACTATTCTCATCAAGCTCAAGAACTTCCAATCTCTGCTCTTTGTATTTACCATCTTCCAGAGTTTCTTTAACGTATCTTTGGAGCGCTGCAAGACGTTTTTCATAAGGGATAGACTGTTTTTTAGAATCACAGATGAGATTTCTTTGTCTGTATTCGAGAGGATGCCAACCACACTCAATAAGGTAACTCTTCACCCAATCTATATTATCGATATCAGCTTCAATATGAGTCTCTAGCGGCTCGTTATAGGGAAGAGGGTACATTTGCCCTTTATAAAATAAAATCCACTCTCCATCGATTTCATCAAGCGTTCCGTTAACTTTTTTAGCGAACTTCACCATAGATTCGGTAGGTTCAGTAAATTCTGGCACTAACGCCTCGTAATATGGCAATTCATAGCACGTTGCATTGAACCAAAACGAAAAACTTCCTTCTTCATAGGCAATTTCTTCTTGGTTTTTTAGAAACTTTACAACCGCAGCCGACAATGTACCATCTTTTTTCACCTGCACTTTAGGAAGATAGATAGCTTTGTGGGTTTTTAGCTGATTTGCTGGGGGGGTAACTTCCGCTAATTCGCCTTTATTACGAGGTTTGGGGGGTAATAGAGGATTAATGCTATCTGCAATCACCTTCATCTTTTCTTGTAAGTCTTGGACTGCTTCACGCGCTGCCTTTTCATCAAATGCAAAACCAAAATGCTCTCTTCTAAGTGCCAAATCGCAAAGCTTCGATTCCATCTTAAAGGCTTGATGCCATCCTGAATACTCTAAATACTCAGACCACAAACGTTGAAACAGCTTGCAAGTGACTACAGTATCCTGAATACAATAATCGAGTAAAAGTGGTGTCCAGTTTAGGAATTGTTCACTTTTACCAGAATTTTTTTCAATGTAACCTGCCTCAATGCAAGCACTTCTGTAGTCTTGCTTGTGTTCGCCAAGCCTCGCCCCCCAAGCTTCGAGCGAATGCCCCATTCCTTCAGGAGTATAGCGGTCAGGACTTAGCAAACGAGACAAGAGCAGTGTATCAACAATTTGGCAAGGCTGACCAAATACTTCATCGCTTTGGTCGAGGTATCCAATTCTATAGTCAAGAACACCAAATAGCTTCAGTGCTGGAAAGTCAAATGAGATGCCATTGTGAGCAACCAAGTGTGTGCAACCCTTGAGAACACCAGCAAGCCAATCCCTAGTAACACTTTCTTTTTCTGCACTCCAAGTCTCGCCTGTGTTCACATCACGCACAACAACACAGTGCAACTTCGCACTAGGCAGTAGTTTGTAAGGGAAGCTAGAATAGTCGAGCATCCCTGAGAGGAGGTTGTCAGTTTCAATATCCAGAACTAAAATTCTATCTGTCACTTAACCTTCCTCCAAATAGTTTAAAACAAACTTCACAAAATCATCAAAAGGCTGCGTAGCGCTGAAATCATTATTATCAAGCCAGTAGTCAGGTATCTCCACCTTGTTATAAAAATCCCACTGTAACAACTCACTCTCTGGTGGGCGATGTGTACCGTACCGCATACTCTTGTTAGGTTCTACCCAACCATGAAGAGTCTCTCTTGCCTTCTGAGCCTTAGCAGCAGCTTCGTTGTGAATGTACACAACTTTACCACCTTGTCGCTTCACCCAATCGAGTTCATTCTGGTAACGTAAATCTGAAATGAGCAAAATACTTGCAGAATTACCATACTTCCTATCGAGGGCATTAATAAACACATCTTCGCCAAGATTTTCGCGAAGTAATTGCCCTACTCTTTTCTGCACATCTCTTGAAGACCACTTAGACTCGATGCCAGAACGGTTAGCGCCAAATACAAATCGTTTCTCTTCTTTCAAGCTGCGGTCTTGCAATTCCTTACCACTAATGCCAAGAATCGGAGCTATGGCTTCATTCAACGAGTCTGCAAAGCGAGTTCTTACAGTAGACATGGTGTAGCGATGCTGATAAATCAATCGGGACTGCAAGCGATTCATGATGAAGTCTTTACCTCCGTTGATTGAAGATATAGCAGCTATAATTTTTCTAGTCATTTTGTCTACTCTCTATTATCATTTTTACAAATTTCAAAGCTTCGTCATTAGTGTGATTATTCTTCATAAGGTTAGCACCTTTACAAACAAATTGAACATTCCCTTGGGCATATTCTTTACTGGAGTCAATCCTATCTAAACTAGCTCCCCATAAAGGTGTTCTAGGTCGTTTCTTTACCTCTAAAGTAGTTGCTCTAATCTCCATAGGTACACCCGTTAAAGCACATATACCTTTCTGACTGTCCCAGACATCCTTAAGGTATTGTAAAGTTAAATTTTCGTATTGTCTATGCCCTTTTTTGCGGGAACCATTTAGAAATAATCTAAAAGGGCTGAACTCATCTAAATTTTTCAATTTTCTTTGTATGTTTATATATCTTTTTTGTTCTGGTGATAGGGCTTTAGACCCTTTTAATCCCCTCAATCTAAGTTCTTCCTTATCGGTTAATTTTTGGGCAGTACAACTCACGCTACAGAATGTCATTTTAGACTTGTTTCTAGATAGTCTGTATTTCAATTCCGATTCAGTAAGTGAAATTAAAACCCCACAAAAATCACAAGGGTAATTTACCCTCTTCTTAAAAGGTCTAGACATTACTCATTACCTCTTTGTTTAATCTTCGTATATCTTCGACATTCGCCAAATTGTAAATCGGAACCCCGAAATCCTGAGCAATTTTCATCGCTTGCGCTGTTCCGCCAACCAGTTTACCACCTTTTGTCCAACAAATTACAAAATCTACTGGGTCTTTAAGTGTAGTGCTGAGGACTTGGTAAGCATTTCTTGCTTGAAGTTTCCTTGCTCCTTGACTAAGTTTGTCAGGAGAAGGGTGATATTTGTTGACCAACTCTAAGGCTTCGTTCCAAGTAGAAGCAGTTGATGAATCAAAAAAACCTCTTGAGGGGTTATGTTCAAGGTCATTAAATCCGTTCCAAGGTAGGTACACTTTGTAAGGTATCTTAGAACTGCCAAAAGAAGCTTCAGCAGCCCCCATTGCAAACGCAGAGTCAGCACCGTTAGCACCTCCAGACCGAAGTATGTAACCCTTCTTATAGAGTGTGCCAGCAATATACTGCATAGATTCAAGTACATCTTGGGGGGTTTCACGACTACCAATACCAGCGTAGAATTTTTTAGTAGCCATTTTTCTTTGCCCTGTTACCGACAACAGAAATACCTATACTGGAGCCAAGAGCGATTCCAGATTGAGTAAAATAATTCCAAGCATTTTTTGGGTAGCCCATTGCTAAAATAAGTGCAGATAAACTTACACCAAGAAGAAAGGCAGAAGCAGTTAGATAGTGGCGCAAAAACAATCTTTTCATCTTAAAACTCATCTTCAATACTCTCCTCAGTAATAACCGAACTTTCTACAGCAACTACATTACCAGCAATACCATCGATTAACATCTCCTCTAGGACATACTCTGTCCCAGCTTCATCTACGACCGTGTAGGTAACATCGCGCAGACTTGCTTTCTCGCTTCTTGAAGTTACGGTGAAATCTTCGCCATTGTGGGATACAACATCACCAACTTGATATAAGAACGAAGTTGTCAGTTGCTTCAGTCGCTCACGCTCCTCGTCAGAAAAGAGAAGTTTGAGGGCAGCTTTGCGACGTTCGGTAGTCCAATCATGCGTTAAGTTGTAGAGAGCGCGTTTGTCCTTGCACAGCATTGCGTTATGTGCGTCAAGAACCGCAGGGGAGTATTGCTTGGCAGCTTTCTCAGGCTCAACCATCCAAAGTGACTCAGAGGGCATAACATAAGTCATTTGAGTGCCATCATGAACTGCAATAATTGTCTGGTTTTCAGTTAAATATCCCAAACTCTGCTTGACTTCAAATGTGCCTCCAAAAGATAGTAGGTCTTTCACGATATACGCTTTGCCATGATTCGCAGCAAAATGTCTAAGTAGTTTTCCAGTGAGTTCATGATTAGAATCAGCACTCTCAGATAGCACTTCAAGCCCGTCTAGCCCGTTTTCCAATTTAACCATGTTGTATTCGATTGTCATTGGCTTACCTTGCCTTGGAAGCGTTGTTAGGGTAAGTGGGGAGTTGGTATCTTTGTTGTAGTCTTCTTTTTTAGTCTTGAAAAGGGCAATAATGCCATCACTATTAGATGAAATTGAGGTTGAACCACTCAGAGCGTTGACCAAACTACCTTTTTGACCGTTTTTAGCTCCTTCTTTCGATAAATGGTGAATCACAACCCCGCAAGTATCTGTCTGCGTGAAAACTTGCTTCAATTTAGCTACAATTTTACCGAACTCACTAGAATTTTCTGAAAACTCGCTGTTAGCTGTTGAAGCTCGAAGACTGTCGATGATAACAAGTGTGGGCGAATACTCCATTATTCTCTTTTGCAAGTATGGAATCTCAATCGTCGCATCAAAAATTCTCTCGACTACTAAGGCATCAGGGTCAAAGTTGACTAGTAAGCTAGTTCCTTTATCATTCTTGTTACCAAACCCAGCCATGTAGACTCTGCTGGCAATAGTTTTTCTGTTTTCTTCCAATTGCCAATAAAGTACGCGACCTTTTTTAACTGGAAGACCTAAAAAGCGTCCAGAAATTGCGAACGAATAAGCTAGTTGGTATGCTAGGAGCGACTTTCCGCATTTTGGCTCAGCACCGAAGATGTACATACCGCCAGCTTGAAGGAGATTAGGAATAAGCCACTGGTCGGAGGGGTCGTAGCTCTCAAGTATTTTTTTGAGGTTCATGCTGCGTTCAAATACTGGAGTAGGATTCATCAGTTCTTGAATGTCAGCACTGATGTTTTTAGGCTCGAAACCAAGAAGAGGATACCACTTAGAGGCTATCTTGTTGCGGAGTAACCTCAAAGCTTGTTTTTTGTTCTCAACCCCCTCTTCCTCCATGAACTTGACAAACCCT